AACCGGCCGGGATCTGAAGAATCACGTGCACTCTGACCTGCGCCTGACGGTGGCATGTGCGGTGAACAGCGCGCGGGAAGATCCATGCAGAGTGCGAGCAGGCGCAGATGATCGCCCACCAGGCGTAAAACAGGTCTTTGGGCGGGATGGGCGTTGTTTTGCAGAATATCCAGCACAGCGCTCAGGTTATGAAAGTTGTCTTGAAGATCGGACATGCTATGCTCCCTGAAATATAGATGTGAAATATACGGGGCGTATTTGGGATTTATAACTTTTTGTTTTATGAATCAAGCTTAAAGTTTATAATTAAAAGAAAAGATTTAATTAATTGATTTATAATAATTTTATTCTTTACATGAGATATATATGTTTTTATTTTTGAGTGTGTTTTCTATTTTATTCTTGTATTTATAAAGAAAATATTGATTCTTGAAAAGAAAAAAGGTAGTTTTCTGGTAGGCAGAGTGAAACTGCCCTGATCGGGGGCTGTTTTAAAAGAAAAGTTTTAACATGCTGAAACCGCATGTGATGGAAATTCTATGAAAACATTCTCCCAGGCTGGATTGACCAAGGCATTTGCGCAGCGCCTTCGCCAGCGCCGCGAAGAACTTGGCATGCACAAGCAGGATATGGCCGCCAGGGTGGGGGTGAGCCTTACCACCATTCAGAAATATGAAAACGGGCAGATGCCGAAGGGCGAATACGCTGTGCGTCTGGCAGACACGCTGGACTGCTCGCTGGACTGGCTGCTTGCCGGCAAGGGCGCGGCAGACGGCAGCGGGCAAAACTGCGGAGAGGCCAGACTGGTGATGGTTCCCATGGTGGAGGCGCGTCTTTCGGCGGGAACCGGCAGCTTTGAAACCGGCGGTGATGTGCTGCGTCACTATGCCTTTCGCTGGGATTTTTTGCGCCGCAAGGGCAATCCGTCGCAGATGGTGCTGTTGCGGGTATCTGGCGACAGCATGCAGCCGCGCATCATGCACAATGACGTTGTGCTGATAGACCAGACTCAGCGTGATCCCGTGCCGGGGCGCATATACGCTGTGGGTGTGGAGGATATGGTGTATCTCAAGGTGGTCAATGCCATGCCGGGCAGGCTTATCCTGACAAGCTTCAATCCGGACTACGCGCCCATTGAGGCGGATACGGGCGAGCAACTGGCCGATCTTGTGCGGGTTATCGGACGTGCCGTGTGGGTTGGACGGGAACTGGACTAGGTTACCCTTGCCTTTCGATGTATAAGCGCCAGAGTGCAGCCGATTGTGTGGCAAGGTTTTTTATTCCAGCAGATCCCCCATAACCCGGCATGGAAAAACATTCCTTTCACAGCAGTTCTCTTTCTTGTTCTGACGTCATGCCCTTGCCCGGAGCAATGCTGTTTCAGTGTGGCTCCGGCGGCTGCGTGAGTCACGTCCGCCACAAAGGCACAAGCCGTTTTACGCCGCTGCTCCGGCCTGTGAGTGAATGCAGTGTCCGCGCATCTACGTTGCCGCGCGCCCTAAAAGCGTTGGGGATGTGATCCTCAAGGGTAAAAATGCCCTGGAAAACGGCTTGAGGGGGCGGCAGCAATGCCTGCGGGTACATGCCGGGCCGGTCTGCAACAAAAAAGGCCGGAACTCCAAGGGTTCTGGCCTGTCAGTGCGCGTACACGGGCAAGTCGTTTTTGGCGCCACCTTTATGCCCGGTGTATGTGGCAGCCATCTGGGCGGAGGGTGCTGTTGCCCGGCAGATCCTTTCCGGCGTGGGCATTGGGGAGGGCTTTCTGTCGTTTCTTTGTATAGAAAAAGCTATTTGTAGCGGCCCACAAAAGATTACCGGCGGATGGGTTGTTGGTCCGCCCATGCGCTGGGATCAAAGTTCGTTTGCGCAGGCCAGGTTGCGGTTCCAGGCACGGATAGCCGCGCCTTGAGAAACTGACCATTGCTGCGATGTCTGCCCACAGGAGCAGACTACCCGCCAGACTTCCTGCCGCCTGCCTGGCGGCAACATGGACTCCAGATGAACATTGGTTCCGCCGCAGGCCAGGCAGGGGCGGATCGTATGCGGATCAAGCTCTTTCATGCGCGGCAATATAGCAGCTTTGATTCATGTTCACAAGAAGAGGCTTTGTTTCATATTTTTTCTGCGGCAGCGTCCTGCCTGCGCGAATCCGGCGGTTCGTGTTTTTTTGTTCCTAACGCTTCGCTGACGTGCGTGGGTGCAGGTTTTATCTACGGTCGCACATGCGTTCCGCGCACCCGGTAAATTTTTTGGAGGATTATATGCGCTATCTGCTTATTATGGTTATGGCTATGGCTTTGACTGTTCCCGTTCATGCTGCTGACAAAACCGTATCCGGCGAGGGCGCTCAGGCCGTCACCGCGCCTGCGCCGCAAAAGGGCAAACCCCGGCACGAAAAAGTTCAGGGGATGACAAATCTTCATGAGGTGGATACCGTTGCAAAAGCGCTGAAAGCCCCTGACAAAAGCCCTGTCATGATTGTGGGCCGAATTGTGGAAAAGGTGGACAGCAAGAAAAACCGCTTTATTGTGGATGACGGTACGGGCCGTATGGCTGTATCCATCGGCCAGAAAACCCTCAAGGGAATAACGCTTACCCCCGACATGAAGGTGCGCCTTGTGGGCAAGGTCAGAGCAAAGGACGGCAAGGAGCCTGTGGTGGGCGTCAAGGCCCTGCACGTTCTCAACTAG